ATATGTCGTTCCTGCCACAAGTCCAGATGGAAGCACATCACCAGAATTGGCTCGTACAGTCACAGATTGACCCGTAGTGTAAAGCGAAGCGTCAGCAATGATGCTGGTGGATGGGGATGCCGTAAATGTGCGTTGGATATCTAGGGACAATTGACCAGTGCCGGGGGTTGTGATTGGAACCAATACTGATGCAGAATACACGTTAACACTATCACCAATCACCCTAACTTGGTAATCCGTTCCAGCAACCAATGGAGAAGGCAGAACTCCGCTTGTTGAAAACTTCACAGTCTCGTTTTCCTGCAAGAACTGCACGGACGAGGGTTGGATTAGATTATTGTATGGAAGCGGAGATACAGAGAACCTCTTTGCGTAGTACGATTGACCAGTTCCGAATGATACCACACTAATCAACCCCGTTGTTGCGGCAATCGTTCCACTTGGTGTTCCTAATCCAGCTAAAACAGCATATGTAAATGAAAGAGTGGATGATGTTAATACAGTAAATGTTCCATTAAAACCACCAATAGATGCACCTGAAATAGTTACTTTTTGACCAACATTTAAATAGTGAGGTGTTGTTGTATTTGCTGTTGCCGTTGTAGTTCCTCCACTTGAAAGTGAACTTAATGCAATTGTATTTGAAGTTAATCCTCCTGTTGCAGACGTGTCTGATGTATATGCTGTAGCAAGAGACGTTGAAAGCACATTTAAATATGCTGGAGTTGAACCATTGTCGATTGATGGACTGGTTGTTGGCAACAAATAGTCCGTTCCCCAATAAATGGTTGATGGGGTGGTTAAATTAGTGAAATCACCTAGCCACTTGTTAGTAAATGCAACTCCAAACACGCGAGATAACACAACATAGAATGTTCCAGTTGCAGAAGATGTAATGTTAATCTTGCTGAAATCAGCGTTCTTAACAGTGAATACTCCAGTGGACGAGTTTAATGGAGTTTCTGCCCTATAAGATGTTCCAGAAAGCAATGGGGATGGAAGTGTGCCAGTCGAAGAGAATTGAACGAATACACCAGTGGATGGTGTGATTGATACTGTCGGTGGAGTTGTGTAGCCAGTGCCACTTGTTACCACATTAAGTGCAGTTACAACACCACCCGCAATGTTTGCTGTTGCAGTTGCTCCAGATCCACCACCACCAGTTATTTCAACCTGCGGAGCATTTACATATCCAGAACCACCAGAAATTTGAGTGAATCCAACAACAAACGATGTTTGAATGGTAGCATTTGCAACCGCTTGAGTGCCTGTTTTAAGTTTAACCTTTAATGTTCCAGTTGCAGGAGAAGAGAACGCTTCAATGGTTCCAGTTGCAGGTGTTGTTAGGCTAGATGAAACAGTATAAGTGAATGTTGTTCCAGATGCGGTTAATAGCGTTTTGTTTCCATTGTATCCATCAGGATTAGCACCACTAATTGCAATAACCTGACCTGCGGAAAACCCGTGAGGTGCTGTTGTTGTTGCTGTTGCCGTTGTTAAAACTCTGACCAATCCAGTTGGGCCTGTTACCAACGCAACAGTTTGTCCAATTTCAGTAATAAGTTGATATGTAAATGATGTGGAACTTAATACTGTTACAACGAAATCTCCATTGTAAGCTGCTTGATCTGCTCCAGATATTGTAACTGAATCACCAGTTCTATAGCTATGAGTTCCAGATGTATTAACAGTAACTGTAATACCATTTGTAACCATTGATGTAATGTTAATTAATGGAGATACAGGAGGAGCGGAAATTGTTACAGAAGGTGCGGTTGTGTATCCGAATCCGGGGTTATCGATCACAATCGATGACAACTGGTATGTAATCGAGTTACGAATAGCATACCCAGTCGCAGTACTAACGGAAATCGTGCTTCCCAAAGGAGGTGCTGGAGGAGCGGAAAATGTTACTGTAGGATCGGCAGTGTATCCAGAACCTTGATCAGACAAATTAACAGAGGTAACGCTTCCAACTACGATAGGAGTGAAGTTTGCTCCAGATCCAGATGGTGACGCAATGGAAAGACCCGGTGCGGTAATCTGGCTAGCTTCACCTGCCACAGCAGATGCTGGGATTAACTTAATGAGTGAAATTGTACCAACTCCAGCAGATGTAATCTTAATCGGATTTACAAAATTAGTAGGAGAAGATGCAAGTGCGTCCGCTTGTGTCGTATGGATCGAAACCGCTTTTGTATCTACAATATTAACAAAGTAGTTTTGGTTTGCCAACAAAGGTTGAGGAAGCGTTCCACCAGAAGTGAAGACTTGCACCTGATCACCTTGGGTAAGCAAGTGATCGATGCTGAATGTCAACTTTGTCTCTGGAACGATTTCCTTTCGGATATCGACGTTGATTGGATTCGTTGACCCAGTAGTGTGAACCTCGTTAACATTTGCTTGTGCGTCAGAGATCGAACTAAAAACTTGCAGGTGCGTTGCGTCTAGCAGATTTCCAAAGTATGTAACTCCAGAACGCAATCCAATAGGCAAAGTTTGCCCAGATGGAAATGTGATTGGATTTGCCGTTGTTATTTCGATAGTAGGAGCAGATGCGAATTGAAGAGCAGTCACGACAAATGAAGTCCTAGAGTCTAGGAATTTCAATGGCCCTGCTCCTACTATACTTTGGAGGGAAAGTGGGTAATTACCTGCCTGTGCGTTGAGGGAATCGTTGTAGATTTGAATGGTCAATGCATCCAAAACCCCAATGTAGTACGTCTGACCATTGGAAAGCGGGACTGGGATAGTGCCAGAGATCGCAGCAATGGCCATTCCTTGCCCAGAATCGAGCGTATGAGGGGTTGCGGACGCAAACTTGCTAATCGGGGTTATAGTGACCTCACGGGTTTGAATAGTGGCATCGTCAGGAGCAATTGTTCCGTAAGCAAAGTCAGATTGCGAATGGATTGGAATGAGAAGACCATCAACACCAGTCCCGTCCTTGAGTTGGCTACGAAGATCTCGGTTGTTGGAATCGGTTCCAGTAACGCGAATGATCTTGCCAACGTCATTTTCGCTTTCGGCAATAGCAACCAACTGCGAGGGTTGGATGATCTGCATCAGGGTCGCTACATAGCCTCGGTCATCCCATGCCCATTCTACAGTATTGAATTTACCACCTTTATTAACATGATATTGGAATAGACGATTGCGGAAGTAGACTGGGGAACCATCTACATTAACCGCAAGGGGAACGTCTATTCCACGGGGAAGAGCGATAGTACAACCATCCCAACCAGTGCAAACATCAACGTCCGCAGTGGATTGCATCCAATGCCCAGATTCCATAAGGGTCTGGACAGCTTGCGTGATTTTGCGGTAAACTCTTTTCTCGTCAGTAGTTCCTAAAATCTCCGCACATTCCTCAAAGATTTGATCGACAAACATGACGATAAATTAGCGCATGGAACCTTCGGATGCAATAGAATTCAGAAAATCTTCTTCGCTTGCCATTGCTGCATTTTCAGCGGCAGGTGCTTGTCCTTCTAGCGATTCAGTTGCGGCTTTTTGACCCTCAACGTCAGCGGCAAGAGCATCAATCACACCAGCGAGTTGCATGGCAATACTATGCAATTCGTCGAACTTAGATTTAGCAACAGAGATAGTTACAGCACCCTCTTCTGCCATTGGAGAAGGGATTCCGCTCATGTCTTCGGGAAGATCCATTCCCATTGCTGGTTCGGGCATTACTGCCTCAGTTGGTTGTTTTGCCATAAATTAATCTTCCTCTTCCTCACCACCGATTTCAATCTCGATTTTAGTTGTTGGTTTTGCAGATTCTGCTTCTTCTAACCCAGAGTCGATTGCTTCTTCATCGTCCATCTCATCTTCCATATCCATTTCTGGTGAAGACTTGTCTGCCTTGATTCCACAGATGCAAAGTTCAACACAATGACGTTTGGTTTCTTTCCCATCACGCATTGTAGTCTCATCCTTCTCCATAGTCTTTTTGAATACAATGGTAGCAGTCCCCTCTTTAGGAAAGTTTTTAAGCCCCTCTGCGTTCTCAAAATAGAGGGATGGGTAATGGTAATCGCTTTTAGGCATTGCCATTTCTGGCATTGACATTGGCTTTACCTCCTCACCTAGATCAGTAAATCCAGATGGGAGGTCATATTTCTCTTTAGCGTATGGCATAGTGTAAGATTATTGCTATTGTTATTACTAGTAGCGAAGGAATTGTCAAGTCTGCAATTAATGCTTTTTGCGTCCAGTATTTCGGATTCAATCCACCCAACACACTCATATCTTTCCGTAGTTTACTTGGAGATGCGTCAATGTTCCGATACTCGGCTTGAGCAATCTCCCTGCCAGCAAAGAAGAATATCCCTCCAATAGCTCCGATAAATGGGTCTTTTGTCAGAGCATATCCGATTCCTTGGAGTCCAAGGCAGATTAAGATATGAGAAATGTTAAGGTAGTTTTTCAAAACTATTTAGTAAAATAGAATCCGCTAATGCAACCGTTTTTGGCACTAATAGTTCCACTATTAAGTTGAACATTAAATGACATATTATTTGTTGCATCATATTTAACCCATGCTTTACTCAAGGCTGGAGGATAATCTGTTGGGCCTGTTGCAATAAACCCATTACAACTGCTAATATATTCTCCAGAATCAACATCTGGGCCAAAATAGGGATTTGGCATATCTGATGATCTTAATATTTCTAATGCGTTATTTAAAACACCAGCGACATCATATTCTAAACGGAACTCATAAAATACAATATATCCAATTCTTTGCCATTTATAATTCAATGCTGCCGGAGATGTTGGGGCTGTTCCTCCCCATGTAATCGCTGATCCTGATACTGTTCCCCATCCAGACGTGCCATCTTGTCCTGCATACATTCTTGTGAGGCTTGCGTCATCATACGAGGTTTTTCCATTAATAAAATATCCCCGTGTAGTATTTGAATCAATGATAAGTTCATCTATTGTTTTAAATGAAGCTCCACTTGCATTTACATATCCACCAGAAATTGTAAGGCCATTAAACTGAACGAGTCCACCTTCAAATCCAGTTGCTCTTAAACCAATTTCAGCAATATTTTCGTTTTGCGCTGTTCTAAAAAATAATGATTCAAAGGTAAAAACCGATGTTTGATATGTAGTGTATACTTTTGCTTTTCCAAGATATTGACCTTGAAATCCTCCATTGTATGATCCTTGCGTTTGATCAAGCCAGATTGGTGCTAATGAAAATCTTGGCATAGTAAAATCAATGGTCTGTTCACTATGCAATTTTCCATTAACAATAGCTAACAAATCATTGTCTTGTGATACAAGACCAATTCCTCCATGACTTTCTACTTGCAAGTTAATGAATGTGTTATCTGAACCACCATTAGATGCACTTGCATCCGTATACACTTCAACTGCTGCGTTGCCAAATTCAACATTTGAAACAGTAGTTGAAGCGGCGGTGTCAAGTGTTGCGGTTGTTCCACTTGTTGCTGTTATTTTTGCTCGCAATAATCTTCCATTTTGCCCTGCTCCTTTAACGTAGATAAAAGAACCTATGTCTGTTGATGCAAAACAACTTGCATCAGCGGTAAGTGTTGTTGATGCACTATTAATGCTTACAAGAGGTTGATCAAAGTATAATTGTTTTGCTGCTGCATCAGTAAAACTAAAATCAACAGTAACTTGTATGGTGCTTGTAAATGCAGTTACAAGCATTTTACGTCTAGCAAAATTTGGAGAACCGCCCCATATTGAAATGTAATGACCTACATCAGAAGCTGAAAAAATTGCAGCAGATGAAGTAACAGTTGTTCCTGATTGTGTTGCTGTTATTCCAGTTGTGTTTTTATACAACCAACTTTTCCCTGCAGTAAATATCGTTAAATCTTCAAATCTACAGTTTTGTGGAGTTGCAAGACTCAAAAAAGTATTATTCCAACCTCCAACTGTAATGTTTGAGATTCTGGATTGAGCTATTCGTGATGCTCTAATTCCAATAGGTTGATAAGTTGAACTTGCTCCTGTATCAAAACGAAATCCAGAAATAGATATTCCTGCTTGTGATGCTGGGGCTGCAATATCTCCTAAATTAAATACAGGATCAGCATTATGACCATTGTAATTACAAATAATTGTTGCTACTTCAAATGTGCCATTTCCACCAATTACTTCTCCACGCTGATTTGTTGATGCTAAAGTAAAATTAAGAGAAGCACTGATCAGGTACTTTCCTGATGGAAAAACTAATGTTGTTGGATAAGATGCACGTTTTGCGTTAAAGGCATTAATTGCATTTTGAATAAACGTAGTAGAATCAACTACTCCAGTAGGATCAGCACCAAAATCCAATACATTGATCGCATCAGCGAAACGATTTGCCAGCGAACGAGCAGTGCTGCTGCCTGCGGCAAGAGCGGTGGAACTTGATGCGTTGCCAGAGAATGCTCCTCCTCCAGTCACATTGCCTACAAAGCTATTTGCCGTGACTACGCCAGCGTTGCTCACAGTCATTTGGTCACCGCCACCTACCCCGATGATTGCTTCCGTGTTTGTTGCTTTAATGTTTGCGCTCATAATTTAGTGTTTATTTAATTAACTTATGCTAAAAGCGTAACCCGCCATGTTCTACTTGTGCTTTGTCTGTCTTGAATATAGAAATCGCCATTATTCATAACCCCAATAGTTACAAGAAGGTCTGCACCAGTTGTTCCTGTTAATGCTGAAGGTGTAGCTGTTGTTGTTAATGTTGGGAATGAAGTCCCATACCAATCATTAAAACTTGTGCTTTGTTTAGTTAACATAAAACCCTTCGTTCCCCCAGCATCGCCAGCAAGAATAAAATTTAACCTTCCCTGCTCAGGATCAGACGCACCAGTTCTAATTTTTCCTACGGTATCTTTATTCAAACGAATAAGCCATGATCTGTTGTCAACTGCTACCGCCCTCTCTTTTATCGCAGCCGTTGCCGAGTATCCAAGCAAAACTCTTGAAGCTCCTTGATCAACTAATGCAATATCACCACTTAACGCAGATAATTGATTTCCTATGCAAGTGCTATTGTATACGGCTCTATTTGAATCTGCGCTATAAAAAACTAAAGTTGTAATTCCAGCATCAGGAGTAGCTTGAACAATATTGTCATTTAAAAATAAATTACTTACTTCACCGGGCGATACGATATTGACAACAGATCGTTTTAATCCTGCAATAATGTTGTTATGCACCATAACTGGAAGTGTAAAATTCCAATTGTTTAATGCGTCATCACTAATGCCAAAATTAATAAAATCAAACAACCTAGATTCACTAACAACGCCAGTAGGAATAACAATATTTTTATTAGGATAATTTACTGAATCATATGTACAGTCTGAAACTGTCATTAAAGTGCCGTGACTGCAAGCAACCCCTGTAATCATCAAACCAGAAAAAGTAATATTACGAATAAAGGTATTTTTACCTCTAACTCTTATGCCATTCGCTACATCACTAATGTATCCGTTAATAAATTGTACATTTTCGCTAGGGCCGTGCATCCCTAAACCTCTGTTTTCATTAACCGCCCCATCAGGGTAGTATACTCCCCCTCCACGAATTACAAAACCGTCAACGACAGCATCCCGATTAGGGCCGTGTACCCCTGTGTTGGAGGAATCATACGCTGCACGAAGTCTGTACGAAGTTAAGTCCGTAATGTGTGTACCAAGACTTGTTCTGTCAACAATCCCGTATCCAGTATTTGTATCTTGTGTTTTTGCACATTGAATTTTTTGATAACTAGTGTTTACACAAAGTCTATTAGTAAAACCATAGTTGTTAATGCCACTAACTTTACAATTACGAATTATGGCGTTGTAAGTTTTATCAAACAATACTCCTCCCGTGTCTCCATTAGGAGTAGGATTTACTTCTGGAATTTCAAATTCTAGATTTTCAATAGCAAATTTATTTGGTTGCCATGCGCCTATATTTAAAGTGTCCGTAGTTAGATAAGTGTCTCTTGTGCTATCTTCAATAGTTATGGTATTTAGAACACTATCAACTTCAGTAATTAAATGAATTTCTCCTTTACAGGCAGAGCCTCTATTGTCATAAGGCCACAACACATTGCTAGTAATACGGATAATCATTCCTTCTGATAGTGAAGTAACACTATTCAAATAAATTTTTCTTTGGTTTGGTATGATGTTTTGAGTAATAGTCCTGCCCGATATTTGGTCAGTTAAATCTAAAAATTCAAACTGTCTTGCGTTTGCCTGTGCTGCCGCAAGTGTGCTTTTAAACACGGCTCGATTAGCGGGATCGCTAAACATATCAACATAATAAGGTGCGTTGATTGTTATTTTTGTCATTAAATATGTTTTTCCGCCCGGAATATACAGTCGTTTTTTATTTGTAGAACAATATTCAATAGCAGATTTAATTTTATCAGTATCATCTGCGTTCCCATCCCCAACCACACCAAAGTCCAAAATATTCACTACATCAGCAAAACGATTTGCCAATGAACGAGCAGTCGTGCCTGTGCCTGTAGATTTAACAAGACCATTGATATTCCCGCTTGCATCTACACTAATCACATCCTGCGTAGTTGCTCCAGAATTGCCCCGTGCCAGCTTAATCGTGCCGTCTGGTGACGCTGGCACTGCCAGCGTGAAGTTCTGCGTTGCTGTGTTAGATTGTCCGATCTGGACTGCGTTTGCTTTGATTAGACTCATACGATTGTGTAGGTGCTACCTGCTGGAACTGTCAATACAACTCCGGGGTTTACTGTGATTGGCCCTGCGGACATGGCGTTTTTGCCAGATGTGATTGTGTAATTGTCCGTCATTACAATGTCGTTTTCGTAAAACAATTTATTTGCGCCTCCTCCGACTGGCATACCAATCCCAGTCGCTCCAATAGGCCCAGTGGCTCCCGTGGCTCCCGTGGCTCCTGTAGGCCCACCTGAAGGCCCAATGGGGCCAGTAGAACCAATAGGCCCAGTCGCTCCAACAGGCCCAGTAGCACCAATAAACCCTCCAGTATTTCCAACGCGAATGATGTAACAAAGCAATCCTTCTCCTTCTTCGCGTGGAATTCCAGCAATCGTTGCTGGTGAAGTTACGGGGTCACACGGAATATCCCAAACAACACGTCCGTTTAAAATTGTTTTATTAATTATACCATATAAAGCAAAAACAAGATTCCCAATCAACGAAGGTGCAGACTCTGGTGAAACAGAAGGATATGGAACATCTGGGCAACAAGTAGATGTAGATGTGTTAGAGCAAGACATGAGTTATTGTTTTTTGAAATTAAATGTAATTATTATTTAATGCAAGCATTATTTTTAAAATTATACTATTGTCCATACACTGCCAGATGGAACTGTTACTATAACTCCACTAGCAACTGAAACTGGGCCAAATGTTCCTGCATTTTTAGATGCTGGTACGCTGTAAGATGTGTTTACTGTTAGATCGTTAAGGAAAAAGATAGCGTCTGTTCCTGCTCCAGTTGCACCCCCCGGAGATCCACTTGCTCCCGTGGCTCCGTCCAAACCAATAACACCCGTTGCTCCTGTGGCTCCGTCTAGACCAGCAACTCCTGTGGCTCCCG